ACTCACAACCACGAGAAGTACCACGGCGAGTTTATTCATGCTATGGCTATTGCAGTTACGACAATGCCTACACGATGTCTTAGCTTCCAGATGATATTTACTGGGGCTGAAACATACGACGAAGAGAATGAACCCAACGTACATGGCGGCGCTATGTGGGCACGTATGCCGATAACAGCGTTATGCGGAGATACTCCGTATGATGAGTGGCCCGAACCCATGCCTGTGTGGGCTGCACAGCCTTGGGATTGCTCGTCTAGGGATCATTCAGTGTATGTGCTTGATAGAGCTACACCGTGCCCTTGGCTAGCCAAGATTGATGGAGAGATGTATCCAGCAAAGTATATGTTCACGGTGGACTATACGAACAACGAAATTGCAGATGACCCCGCACAGCACAAGCAGAGTCATGTGATGGAGCTGTTAGATGCTGGTGAGTGGACAGGGAACATTGTAGCCCTACCTAATAATAGGGTACGTGTTACGCACCCAGCGTGGTTTGAGACAGGAGAAGGGGCACCGGATTTTAGACCTTCTCAGCATGTTCACTACAGTAAATCTGATTTGGACTATACGTTAGACGTTAATCAGGTGTTTGATAACTTGTACGCGGAGAATGGCGATGAAGATGAAGAGTAAAGGTTATAGCCGAGGCGGCATGAAGATGAAGTCTAAGATGAAAGCCAAAGGCTACAAAGCTGGCGGTAAGAAGTTCCCAGATCTAAACAAAGATGGGAAGGTTACGCAGGCTGACATTTTGATGGGACGCGGAGTTGGCGGTAAAAAGTCAAAAGACAAAAAACCCGCAGCAGCTAAAAAACCCGCTGGCAAACGCACCATGATGCCCGGAATGACCTCTGCAAAAATGCCCAAAATCAAGGGTGCAGAAGGTATTGACAAGAAAGGGGTGTACCAAAAAGGCGGTTCTGTGAAGCCTAAAGGTATGAAAACTGGTGGTATGAAGCCTAAAGGCATGAAAGCTGGTGGCATGAAAGCCAAAGGCATGAAGCGGGGCGGTAAGGTTCGCGGTGCCGGTATCGCTCGTAAGGGTGTACGTCCAGCGAAGATGCGTTAGGAGTTGGGTATGCGTGACGAGTATTTAATTGGGAAAGAAGTATCTAGGTACAGCAAGAGAACTCGTAAGCCACAACGAGAAGAGAAGGCTTCAAAAACTCGTCGTGGCGCAAGAAAGAAGCTAAAAAGTGAGCGCTACACCCAGCAAGACACTATTGGCCCCGGCAGAAGCACTAGGGGTTACGTTGTAGAACCAGCTAGGTTCGTAAAGGGTAAAGAGCCGGGAAGTATTGATATAGAGCGAAAGGTCTACAACAGAAAGAAAGGCGCAAGCAGTGCGAAAAAAGTAGACTTCAACAAAGGCGGCAAAGTCAGAGGCGCTGGTATTGCTCGTAAGGGTGTACGCCCAGCGAAGATGCGATGAGGCGTTACTATAAGTCAGGCGGCAAAGTTAAGTCAGGGGGCAAGATATGTCCTTCTGGTAAGGCGTGGGCCAAGCGCACCTTTGATACTTACCCGTCTGCTTACGCGAATATGGCCGCATCTAAGTACTGCAAAGACCCTAGCTATGCTAAGGGCAGTAAAAAGAAGAAAAAGTAATGGGACAGCTAAAGCAATGGCGTGACCAAGACTGGGTTCGTATCGGCACCGATGGCAAGATCAAGGGGCCGTGTGGTACGTCGAAGAACAAGAAGAACCCAGACCGTTGTTTGCCAAGGTCTAAGGCACAGTCATTGAGTCAGTCTGAACGCGCTACTACAGCACGTAAAAAGAAAAAAGCTGGCTCGCAGGGGCAGCAGGTGGTGTCTAACACGCCTAAAGCTAAGGTCAGAACTGCAAAAGCGGGCGGTATGATCCGCGAAAATCATAAAGGTTGCGGGGCTGTAATGGGCAACCGTAGAAAGAAAACTCTGTACGTAAGAGGTACTAAGAATGGCTAAGTTAGAGGTTTTTCAAAACGGTAATTTTTCTGATGGTAGGCCCGTATTTCAAGTTGGTAGCAAGAACGAAGACGGCACTTACAACATCGTAAACGCTAGCTTGATGAGTGAAGAAGAAGCGAATGCGGTATTAGCCGAGCTACAGCCTGCGCCTAAGAAAGAAGCAGCACCTAAGAAAGAAGCGGCACCTAAGAAAGCTCCAGCTAAAAAAGCAGCTAAGAAGAAGTAAATGACTACCTCTGGAACAACAGCATTTGATATGGACTTCACGGAGATCGCTGAAGAAGCGTGGGAACGTGCGGGCCGTGAAATGCGTTCTGGGTATGATCTTCGTACAGCACGTAGGTCTATGAATCTGCTGACTATTGAGTGGCAGAATCGTGGGATTAACTTGTGGACTATTGACGAGGGCACTGTGTCGTTGGTCAAGGGCACGTCAGAGTACAATCTGCCCGCTGATACGATTGATTTGCTAGAACAAGTTATACGCACTAACAGTGGCGATCAGAATACACAGTCTGACCTAACCATAAGCCGTATTAGTGTTAGCACCTATGCGTCAATACCGAACAAGCTGACTCAAGGTAGGCCGATTCAAGTTTGGATAGAACGCCTGCGCGATAACCCGACTATAAACGTATGGCCTGTTCCAGACAAAAACGACACTTACATCTTCAAATACTACCGTATGCGTAGGATACAGGACGCGGGCAGTGGGGTAGAAACTGCTGACATGAACTTTAGATTTTTGCCGTGCCTTGTCGCGGGACTGGCGTACTACATATCTATGAAAGATCCAGACTTAGCGCCCCGCATACCTATGCTGAAAGACATGTATGAAGAGCAGTTTAGACTTGCCGCAGAAGAAGACAGGGTTAAAACACCGGCTCGCTTTGTGCCGAGAATAGGCTATGTCTAATCGTTTTGCTTCAGCACAAAAAGCTATCGCAGAGTGTGATGTTTGTGGGTTTCAGTACAAGTTACGAGAGCTAAAGAACTTAATACGTAAAGGACGTGATACTAACCTAAAGGCGTGTCCTGAGTGTTGGAGTCCTGACCACCCGCAACTAAAGCTGGGCGAGTTTCCTGTTGAAGACCCGCAAGCCATACGTGATCCAAGACCTGATAGAAGTCTTGGAGATGCGGGGGGTAACAGTAGCAGACAGATACAGTGGGGTTGGAACCCTGTAGGGGCAGGCAATGACCCATTTAATTTAACGCCTAATGACCTTGTTGCTACGGGGGAAGTAGGTACAGTAACGGTAACGACAACTTAGGTGATCTTATGAAAAATACGAGCACAGTAAAGCCGGTGAAGAACGCTCCTAAGACGGACATGAAGGACGTTAAGACCACAGGAATAAAAATCCGTGGTACGGGTGCAGCTACGAAGGGGACTATGGCTCGCGGGCCTATGGCATAAATTATGAGTATGACCTACTCACAGTTGACGACGAACATACAAGACATTTGTGAAACTACATTCACGAGTGATGAGCTTGCTATGTTTGTGCAACAGACAGAACAGTTCATATACAACACTGTTCAGCTTCCGTCACTAAGAAAAAACGTGTCTGGCACAATAACATCGGGCAATAAATACCTAACCGTGCCTTCTGATTACTTGTACACGTACAGCTTGGCGGTAGTTAACGCTGATGGGTCGTTTGATTTTCTGCTCAACAAGGACGTTAATTTCATTCGTGAGGCATACCCCACGCCTGCATCCACAGGTGTTCCTAAGCACTACGCAAACTTTAATGATGAGACATTCATCCTTGGCCCTACGCCAAACGCTAGCCTTACCGTAGAGTTGCACTATGGGTATTACCCAGAGTCGATTGTCACTGCTAGTACGCTACCGTGGCTTGGTGAAAACTTTGACTCCGCGTTGTTAAACGGTTCATTGGTTGAAGCGATACGGTTTATGAAAGGAGAGCCTGATCTAGTCGCTATGTACCAACAAATGTTTGCTCAGTCTTTAACGTTGTTGAAGTCTTTAGGCGATGGCAAGCTACGTGGCGATACGTACAGAGAAGGTCAGTATACTCAGGCGGTCACGTAGTATGTTTATAAAAGCGCCAGAAATAGAGATAGGGCAGGTTGCGGTAACTACTACCGAACACAAAGGACATGACCCTGAGTTTTGGGCACAAGCTACCGCAGATAGGATTATTAGTGTCGGTGGTAACTGTCACCCAGCTATAGCGCAACAAGCAGAGGCTTTTAAGGAGTCGGTTAGGGCTACAGCACTACATTACATAAAAGAAGCAATAAGAAGCGACAGAACTACGCTGATTGCAGAATTATCGAAACAAGGCCATGAGGATATGGCTGAAATACTTAGGAGAGTCTAATGGCTATATCAACCGCTATGTGTACATCATTCAAGCAGGAGTTGCTTGTTGGTACACACAATTTTACTGCTACTTCTGGTAACACGTTCAAGCTGGCTCTGTACACGAGTTCAGCTAGCTTAGGTGCAAGCACTACCGCTTATTCAACATCCAATGAAGTGTCTGGCACAGGATACACAGCAGCGGGTGCAGCACTCACGAGTGTAACGCCGACCACATCAGGCACTACAGCGTTCTGTGATTTCAGCGACCTGACCTTCTCCAGCAGCACAATAACTGCAAATGGGGCGCTTATATATAACGACACTCAAAGCGATAAGGCTGTTTGCACTCTAGCTTTTGGTGGCGACAAGACCAGCACGGCTGGAGACTTCACGATTACGTTTCCTACAGCAGACGCTAGCAACGCGATTATTCGCATCGCATAGGACTTAACGTGTGGCAGACATTACTGGCTGGGGCAGAGGCACTTGGGGCGAAGATGCGTGGGGTGAACCCGATCTCGTCGATGTTACGGGTGTATCCGCAACTGGAGCCATCGGTACAGTCACGGTTACGGCAGGCGCAAGCACCTCTGTCACAGGCGTTTCTGCAACAAGTGCAGTTGGATCAGTCACTGTATCAGCAGCCTCTAATACATCGGTTACAGGAGTCTCTGGGACGGGGGCTGTCGGGTCTGTATCGGTCACGGGAGCAGCTAATGTTACGTCACCTAGTGTCGCGGGTACGGGTGCAGTCGGGTCTGTATCGGTCAGCGCCTCGGCCAACACTTCAGTCACCGGGGTATCTTCGACAGGATCTGTGGGATCTGTTTCAGTTGCCGCTTCTGCGAACGTCAGTCCTACTGGCGTTGCTGGTACTTCAGCCATTGGCTCAGTTACGGTCACAGGCGCAGCAAACACCTCGGTTACAGGCGTTAGTGGAACTGGCGCTGTTGGTTCTGTCACTGCCTCTGGTGGGGCTACTGCTTCTGCCACTGGCGTTAGTAGCACTGGCGCAATCGGTTCGGTATCTATTACTGGCGACTCATCAGTTACCCCAACAGGCGTGGCGGGCACTGGTGCAGTTACAACAGTATCTATTGAATTGGGCATCACGGTTAGCCCAACGGGAGTCTCAGGAACAGCGCAAGCAGGTAGCGTATCGACTACAGCCGATGCAAATGTCACAATCATCGGAGTCAGCGCCACTGGAGAAATAACCCCAGTAAATGTTTGGGGATTAATAGATGATGCACAAACACCAAACTGGAGTACCATAGACTCCGCGCAAACGCCCAGTTGGTCAGATGTATCGGCAAGTCAAACCCCAGAATGGGAAGAGGTAGCTTAATATGGCAACTTATGTAAACGATTTACGGCTCAAAGAGATCGCCACTGGTGACGAATCAGGTACGTGGGGCGCGAGTACGAATACTAACCTCGAATTAATTGCAGAGGCATTTAGTTTTGGCACAGAAGCAATCACGACTAATGCGGATACTCATACCACTACTATTGCTGATGGTTCTACTGATCCCGGTAGGAGTCTTTTCCTTAAATACACTGGCACACTCGATTCTGCTTGCACCATAACTATTGGCCCAAATACCGTCTCGAAGCTCTGGCTCATACAAAATAGCACAAGCGGCGGATTTTCAATCATCATCAAGCAAGGCTCTGGCGCGACAGTCACAGTCCCGAATGGCCAGACCAAGGCTATCTACTCGGATGGTGCTGGATCTGGCGGCGCGATGGTTGATGCTTTTGCTCACCTCAACGTTGTTGATCTCACCGTAGAAGACGATCTGACGATTACTGATGACCTGACGGTAAACGGAGACATAGATCTGGAAGGGTCTATTGACGTAAATGGCACCGCCAACCTAGATGTCGTGGACATTGATGGTGCTGTGGATATGGCAAGCACTTTGGCTGTTGGTGGTGTAGTTACTGCCAACGCTGGCGTAGTCGTAGACAACATTACGATTGACGGAACAGAGATTGACCTTTCAAGTGGTAGCCTCACGATTGATTCTGCTGGAAGCATCATTTTGGATGCAGTGGACTCAATTACTACCCCGACTGCTGGTACAAGCAACGTAAAGCTGGGGGTCAACGCAGGTAACAGCATAGCCTCTGGCGGCAACTACAACGTGGTCGTGGGCGATGAAGCGGGTACGGCGCTTACTACGGGTGACGCTAATGTTGCAGTAGGTTATCAAGCGTTAACTACTGAAGACGC